GTATTTTTTTATAAAAAAAGAGGGTATTTTTGTATTTTTGTAATAAAATTAGAATTTTAAGCAAGGATTTTGTGATTTAAATGTATAAATAATTCTAAAGTTTATTATTTTATTTAATAAATAATGAAAAATGTTGTTATTTTGATCAATTTAATTATAAATGAATAAAATTAGATTTTTTAATAAGTATTTAATAATTAAAATGTATGAATAATTCTAAAGTTTATTATTTTTATTTAATAAATAATGAAAAATGTTGTTATTTTTGCTTAATTTAAGTATAAAATGAACTAAAATTAGATTTTTTAATAAGGATTTAATAATTAAAATGTATAAATAATTCTAAAGTTTATTTTTATTAAAATCTACGAAAATTGATGAATTTTTCTTGTATTTAGTCAAGAATTTCTTTTTTTATAAAAAATAATGATAATCTATGGATATATTTGAACGATATATATTGTATTGATTTTTTTTTATTGAAATAATTTAATTTTTGGACGTATTTGATTATTAATCATTCTTCGTTTCATTTTTCGACATTGAAACGACAATTTGAAACGGCGGATGCTTTAATTTAGTATTGCGAAGCAATACGACGCTTAAATTAGCAAGATATAAAAATTGAATTATTATATTATTTCATTACAAAATGATAAATATAATTAAAGGAACTGAAAACGATGAAATTAATTGGGTTTATCATATAGCAGATATTCATGTTAAATATGATGAAAGAAGAAAAAAGGAGTTTGAAGAAGTTTTCAATAATGTTCTTCATCGTATTAAAAATAACTCGAAAACAAACAGAAAAAATACATATTCAGTTATAGCAGGCGACCTACTCGATGATGGTGTTAAATTAAAAGCAATATCTATTGAATTATTATGTGATTTTCTTATTAAATTATCTAAAAAAACTAAATTATTTATTATTGCAGGTAATCACGATAATAATATTAAAGGATCTTCGCCAAATGAAAGAAAAGATACTTTATCAGCTCTATTTAAATTTATTGAAGAAAAAAAAGCAAACTCTAATATTCATTATCTTAGAGATACTGGTATTTATAAAGCTGGAAATTGTTTATTTTATGTTCCTTCAATTTTTGATTTGGAAAAATGTGACTCTAATTCTAAAGAAGATTGGTTGAAACGACTTGAAATATTACCATCTCGTATTGAAAGTCCAGATGATCATCACATTCTATTAGGACATTTTAGTTTAGATGGAACTCCTGTTCAAAATGGCTATTTATTACGAGACCAATTTTTTAAAGTTGGAGATATTCAAGATAAATATGATATTTGTATGTTAGGAGATAATCATAAAGTTAATCATATATTAGGTGAAAAAAATAATATAGGATATCCTGGATCACTAATACAACTAAATAGCGGAGAACAACTTCAAAATCATGGAATACTATTATGGAATTTAAAGCAAAAAAAATCAACATTTTTAGCAATGGAAACTAACTTTGGATTTGCTACGTTTGATACGACACAAGAAAACTTTCAATTTAATATTGAACCCCTTCCTAAAAACATACGAATCAAGATAAAATATAATAATATAGAAACTTACGAAAAAATACTAAAATTATTAGACACACAAAAAACTCATAATATTATTGATATTAATCCTGAATATATAGGAAATAATAATGACATTCAAGAAACATTGTCTAAAATTGATATCAAAAATGAAGATAATTTTATTGAATTCTTAAATATTAGATTTCCAAATAATAAACAATTAATTGATAAAATTTCAAAAATACATTTATCATATTCTAAAAAACTTGACATTAAAAATGATATTGATGATAAAATAATTAAATTAAATAAATTAATTATTGAAAATTTTATTTGCTTTCCTAAAAAAATTACAATCGATTTGTCCATTTTTCAAAAATTTACATCTATTGGTATTCTTGGCAAAAATGGTTTGGGCAAATCAACTATTCTCAAAGCTATTAAATATGCAATACAAGGAAAATCAATTTTAGACACTTCATTAAATCCCCAAAATATTAAAAATATTTACAATAAAAAGAAAAAATCATATGTATCATTAGAATTTATATATGGAGGAATTTTATACAAAATTGAAAGAACGACCAATAAAAAAGAATCTTTAACTTTAAAAACTCACGATGGACAAAAATATACTAGTGTTCCTGGAAGAAAGAAAAAACAAATACAAAATTCGATCACTGAGATTTTTGGAGAACAAGATGTTATGCTTGAAACGTGGCTTTCTGAACAAACTAACTATAATTCTTTCTTGAAACGAACTTCAAAAGATAGAGTCAAAATTTTTAAAAAAATGCTAAATCTATCTAAATTTGAACAAGAAATCAAAAATAAAGTTAATGAAGACATAAGACAAATTAGGGGAAACAAAGAAATTTGTGTATCACACATTAATAGTTACAAATATCAAATTAAAGATATTAAACCAATCGAAGATTTGAAACGACTACTAATTGAAACGAATGAAACGAAAACAGAATTAATGAATAAGATTAAAAAATTAAATGATACAATTAGTCAATTCAAAGGAAAATATTCAGAAATATATAATTCAAATACGATTGAAACGATACAACTTAAATTTAATAATATTAAAAAAAAGTTGAAACGGATTGAAACGAGTGAAACGGAACTAATTATACCTAATAATTTTGATTTTAATCTTGAAAATAATAATAATAAATTTGAAATACAAATTTTAAATATTGAAACGCAAATTGCTGAATTACAAGAACAACTGAAACCTGTAGATCAAATATACAATAAACAGACATTAAAAAAGGCTAATTCAGAGAAAAAAAATTTTATGACAAAACAACAAAATATTGAAACGGATAAAACAAATTTAACTACACAATTAACAATATGTATGAATTCTATTATGGAATTAAATTTAGATAATTCAAAACAAAAAATTACTGAACTAAATTATCAAAAATATAATGATAATCAAAAATTAATTGATGATTTAAATTATGAAATATCTCATAATCATAATAGAATATCTAATTTCAACCAGTTAATTAATAGCTCAGAATGTGTATTTGATGATAATTGTGAAAAATGTCAAATCAATAAAAATACATTAAAAATTACACATTATGAAACAAATCTTAATCAAGAAAAAATTTTACTTAATACTAATACAAACAAACATGATAATTTAAAGTTAGAAAATCAAAAATTAATTAAATGGAAGGATATGCATCTAAAATTTCAAATATTACAAATGTTCGAATATGAGCAAGAACAACTTAACATAAAAATTAAGAATAATTCAGATGAACTTAAACTTTATCAACAAACATTATCAAATATTCAATACAAAATAGATAAATGTCAAGAAACAATACAAAATATTGAAACAAATTATGAAATTAATACACAGATTAGTAATTTCGATGATAAAATTGATGATATAAGAAATCAACGAAAAAAATATAATTCCGATTATAAGAAATTCACAAATTATCAATTTGAAATTCAAACATTACAAAATAAAAAATTAACATTACAAATTCAATTTAATACAATTCAAGAATATATTAAATCCAAAAATGATATTGAACAAAAAGAAAATAAAGTTAAACTACTTGAAAAACAATTAATTACTATTGAAAAAAAAATTATAGAACTTAACAATGATATAAAAACTTTAAATCAAATTAGTAAAAAACTTATAAAAAAAGAAGAAAATTTTAAAAATATTGAGAACAAATTTTATATTTTAAATGAATATAAAAAAATTGTTCAATCATATCCCAGTTATTTAACAAATCAAATTATCGAACAATTTGAAATACTAATTAATACATTTCTTGAAAAAATTGTTAATTTTACTCTTAAAATTCAATATAATGATACAGAATTAAATATTACTAAAGTAGATAAGTTCAAAAATCAATATCTATCGACTACATTAAGTGGTTCTGAAAGTTTTATTGCGAGTAGTGCTATTAGATATGGATTAATTCAAATATCTAAAATAGCTATGTGTTCATCATATTTAATGGATGAAGGTTTTGGTAGTCTTGATAATGATAAATTATATGAATTTAAAGATAAAATCATCAACTTCTTAAAAAATCAATTTGAAAATATTATTGTTATTACACATATTGATGAAATTAAAAATATTCTTGACTATGTTATCGAAGTAACAAATGATGACAATAATAAGATCAATATTATTAAAAATAGATAACCCATTTTATATAAATATATTTTATGAAATAATATAATTATATAAATAAACTTTTTATACACTACTTATAAAGTCATCTTACATTTAATTT